GCATTGCCGGCGTCGGGGCCGGCCACGGTTCCTGCCAACGCAGCAGAACCACTCTGCAAATACCAAATAGCGGCTAGCTGTCCACCGTTAGAACCAGTGAAAAAGCGGTGGGCTTGGGTGCCGGCAGAACTTGAAGGGAACACGAAAAGCCCATAAGAACCGCCGCCAGTAGTAGCACTATTTTTAGGTACACCGGTGGTTCCCCAGCCTGCGCGGCCGGTTGAGCCGTTGTTGGTTGCAGTCTGTTGTCCGAGAAGTCGAACATATGTTACGGGAGCTACGTTTGCGCGCATAAATGCCTTGGCTGCGTATGTTCCGTACATAGGTGATTGGTAGTTTCCATCACGGTAGATGTCACCGCCGGCGTTACCAGCAACAGTATCTCCAAACATGTTGACAAAATCTGAATAAGATTCAACCGTAACTGGCTGCATCGCAAGCCCGCGAGTTGAGCGCCCGATAATAACGGGTCCCTGTGCTGTTGGCGACTGGGGGATGAAAGAATTATCAATTTCATTGATAAACACCCCAGGAGATACAAACTTAAAGCTTTTTACTGACATATTGTGGTTCCTCTTTTGAAAAGCAAGCATATTCGATGCCTAATCATACTTTAAATAGTATTTTCATTTCCAAAAGGATAGGCAAGTTTTGATATTCCACTTCCTGAACTAATCTTTGTCCCATAGGTTATAGTTTCCTGCTGGGACTACTGATTCTTGTGGAAATTGGTATTCGACTGTGTTCTCGTCGATTCGGATGATTGGGCGATCGTCATTGGTGCCTTCACCGATCAAATATCCCAAAATATTTATGGTAATCTCGGTAGTAAATTGGCGTTCGTCGTCCCCAAGAGAGGCTACATTATTGTTGTGAGCAAAGCTTTGCTGAACAAAAGCCTCGTAACGATGATTATTCCGCTGTAAAATAAAGGAATTGATCTGTCCGGGTCTTGCGATGAATGGCGCGATAAGATCATTCATTTGCTGCTGGTACTCTGTCTTAATGCTGATCTTATAGTCAACGCTTATATAAATCGGAATCGGTATAGACAGAGTTTGTATTACTACCTTCTTATTTACTCTCGGATAATAGCGTTGATCTGTCCCGCCGGTGTTAGTTCTTGTCCCCGCTGCTACCGCAAAGTTGCGAGTCTTATCAGGAACTATTCTTTGTGCGATCACGAACCTACCGGCTCTGCCGTTCTTGTCGGGGGAGTAGATTTGTGCCTGGAAAGAGCCCTTTCGTCCTGGATCTTTGGAGATGGCAGTTCTCTCTACACTAAGTACAGGCAGTGTGATATTCTTGCCGTCTCTCAACTCTTTGGAGTGCTTAACTTGAAACGATCTCTCTGGTACCTGCCATAGAACTGGGACTTTCTTAAATCCCTCATTTGTAACAGTAGATAGATCCAGGTCTTCTTTGAGCCAAGACACCAAGGACCGGTCTATGTCTTCTATGGTAGAAGCCAGCATTCCTATCTCTTCTAAATGGTATTCTCCAGCGCCGGTGGGGAGCATGGCGAAATCAAAATCATCAGGTAGCATCGAATAGCCCCTTTCTAGCGCGTTTGCAAGTTGCCACTACTTCGAAAGTGTGTCCAACTTGTCCAAATAACTTTCGAGGTTCTTCTATCTTGGTCATCTCGTAATATGTATCGCCATATAAAACAAAATCGCCTTCGCGAACAAACAAGTCTTGATCTTCTGTGAGTCTTCTGTGATGGAAGTAAACTGTAATCACACTACTGTGGTCGACTCCAACATCGTTCATATAAGTTGTACCTTCTTCGTCAAACTTAACAAGAGCATATACGCGAACAGGGGGTAGGAACGTTTTTTCGACTGCTTCTCCATATAGGTCATGAAATTTAGTGAGCGCTAAATCGATGGGATAGTAAAGAATCTGTTGGCCAATAACCTTCTCTACTAATTCATCATTGACCTGTTTAACCAGATCTCGCTCTTTCTTACCTAGAAATAAAGGCGGTGGTGGGGCGGCAGGTCTTTTCCATTCATTAGACATTCCCTATCACCCTACAAAGATTGGCAGCGGCGTGACCTTCAAGACATTTGTGGCTGCATCGGTGATTTCTTGATCTTGCTTGGCAAGCGCAACGTATTCAGTCTCTTTAAGCATCTCTGCTAGCTTATCTTTTAGCTGCTGTTGCTCTTCTTTGGCTTGCGAGAGGAGTTCGCTGTGATTCAGCGTCACACTTTCGCCTGGAATTGGGATAGTTGTGAATTTGCCCCGAATTTGACCCAGCATCTCCTTGCAGAGAGCTAATGAATACTTTCGAATCCACTGCTTGCCCATCGAGTTGATGCTTTGAAAAGGGAGATTATCAAAAGGCAACGTGTTGAGGTTGTTGACGCCTTCAATACCGCTATCGATCACTCCGTCCATTTCATATGGGCTCAAATCCACATAGAATTTAACCCAAAACTTGTCGTCTTCGCTTGTAAAGCCATAATCGCTTGGAGTAGGGTATAAACGAAGCTTGTTGTTGATTAATTCGAAGGAAAAGTGTGATGTGCGAGTAAAGATGTTGTCTTCATAAGCCATGGCTTGCATCTTATTCTGCCACGTAGGTATCACTTCAAACGTCGAATCGTCTGAAAACTGACCGTATGTCGACATATTGCCTACTACATTGAGTCCGCCGTAATAGCCATAGAATCTCCACATGGCGCGCGGTGTGATATAATAAACTTTAGTAATAATAACACGCTTGTTTCCAACCTTGCCGGCAAACGGAACAACATTGCCAGTATCATCGGTGCCAGTGGCAGAAGATGCTGAAATGATATTCTGGAGATCGTAATCTTGCACATTTCTAACTGGCGTAAATGAAGCCGAGTATTGTGGGATTGTACCGCCCATTCCTCCAGCAGCGGCTGCAGCGTCTCCGACTCTTCGAGAATAGCCTAGGGAGTACCGGGGGTATTTAAGATTTGAGCCTGATGGTCCGGTAAGAATATCACCTTTATGATCGAAAGAGGCAGTAGCAGAGCCGAGTACATTTGAGAGTACATTCTTACCTTGATGCAAGTTAACAATATAGGAATATTCCAATACTGCTTCTTGATACGCCGCATAGACATTGTTAGCCGTTAACTCAATATCAACAACATCACCACCAAGCTTCTTATAGACATAAGCTACTTGGTCTGATGCTCCGCTAATAAAGGCGGCAGAGCCCGTATAGTTATCAAAAGGCAACGAACCCGTAACTAGAGCAGTGCTCCCCGTTGAGGTTAATACTATTGCGCTAGTTTGCGATACTGGGCTTAAATTTGTCGGCATGCATGCGTACTCCTACTACATAAATAGTGAGGCTGAAAGCAAATCAACAATAGAGAGTGTTATTTCTTCTCTTCTTTTGAAGATGCTTTCTTTGAACGCCTAGCAGGTGCTGGGGCGGCTCTGTGAGCCGGCTTCTTGAGCTTTTTTGGTACAGGTGCAGCTTCAACCACTTCCTCGACTACAGGCGGGACACTGACCACCTCTTTAACCGCGGGTTTGGGTGCAGGTGCTGCTTGGGCTCTTTTGCGGGTTTTAAGCCACAATCGTCGTCTGGGGTTCATAATGATACTCCTTATATTAAATCATTACAATAAGTAGTTTTAAAAAACGGAAATCTCAAAAATTGGCGGCAGTATTTTTTGGAGGACTCGGCATTTACATAAAAGAAAACCCCCACCGGAACTAACCGATGGGGGCTTAACTTTATTGCGCTATGCGCCTATTGGCTATGATGCGCCTGACTCACCTAGAAGTCCACGGATGACGACAAGGCCGTACATATCTGGACGAACCATCTTCTTGGCATAACGAGTCATCACGCCCTTGCGAGGCACGAAGTCTTCTGGTCCAAAGATAGTAGGTGTGGTCTGTAGTGGCACATAAGGTGCGTATACATAACCAGACTCAAGGAATGAACCACCTCGGCGACCGACAACGACGTTGCGGAGGAAGTAAGGATCGACAATAACGTCGAACTTCTTGCTCAGCGAGCCGGTCTTAACGGCACCAACGGTTCCCTTCTCATCATCTGCGGTAACAGATGCGCGGAAGCCGGCAGTAAACTCAAGGATGTTGGCAACTTCAGGTCCGCAGACGATAAAGTTAGCACCACCACGTAGAGTCTTACGGTGGATCTGTGCGGAGACATCATTGATAGTCTCTGCAAGAGTCTCATACCACTCACTCACGGTACCTGTGAAGTCTGGAGCAGCTGCACTAGCGCCGATTTCGAGGCCAGTTTCGCGGTTCAAGAACATTCCAGGGGAACGTGCCCAGTAGTAGGTTGCAGCGGTTGCACCGTTAACGAGGTCAGCAAGGATCTCACGGTCAATCTCAAGAGCGATTTGCTCGGAGAGGATTGAAGTAAGCTCCACCTCTGCATCCAAGTTGTGGTATGCGTTGAGGTCTTGACCCAATTCTGGTGTCCACTTAGCCTTGAGCTTCTTGGTCTGTGCGGTGACAGCCACAGAATCAACCTTAATGTCGATTTCTGGGATAAGCTCAGAACCTTCAAGTCCCCACTCGGTAGTACCGACAACAGAGCCAAATGCTCCGCCGGCAGCCCAAGTATCCTTCACTGGGAAGGAGCAGGACAAGTCGCTAGATAGCAGGTCAGCATACGCAGGACCATCACCAAGCGAAAGACTTGTGATGAAGTACTGTTGCACGTTTCCACCAGCGGTACCGGTAACTTGTGTCAAACGACGAAGTTGCTCGGTGTTAGCGTTAGTGAGTGCTAGGTTGAGCATCAACCCCACAGATTGAATGGATGAAGAAACAGCGCCTAGGTTGTTATAATCTAGGTCTGTATCAAGGTTACTCTGGGCTGCATCCATGCGGATAATCCAACGCGCTGTAGCGGAAGAACTAAGAGCGAGAAGATCAGGATCGAATTGGATACTCTTTCTCTGTGCAACGCTTGATCCAGTCAAACTGAACGAACTAAGCTGAACCGAAGAAGCCGTAAGGCTTGTTGAACCCGACGGAGATGAATATGCATAACCGCGAGCACCAACTGTGCGAGGACCACCAAGGTCACCCTTAAGGGAACCTAGAAGCTCAACACCACCGGTGATTTGTGAACCAACCTGATCAGTACCATAGATGGACTTATCAGCGACGTTTCCAAACCTAGTGTTTAGTGTACTTGAAGAACCGATGTTCGGTGAGAACACAAAGTCCAGGAAGAAAATGAGACCACTAGGTAGACTCATTGGTTGAACCGAAACGAGATCGTTTGCGATTAGTCCTGCGAATACACGACGAACGATTGGGAATGCTACGGCTGCAAAGCCCTCAACATCTCCTGCGCTCATTGAACTGGATTCGCGAAGCAATTCTTTAGCCTGATTCTCTAAGAGTCGAGCCATTGCCTGCTTGTTACGGTCGTTATCAAGACCTTCTAAAAGTCCTGTGCGCTCCCACTTTGATAACAAAGCGTGACCTTCGGCGCGCATATCACGATTGACTACACCTTCGGTGAGTCTTTCAATAATACTAGCCATTTTTAAATACCTCCTTAATTGTATATTATATATCGGACATTAATTTACTTAATGCCTGCTAGTCGTTGCATCCGATCCGAAATTGGATCGACTGCTGTGCTCTCTTGACGAGTAGCACGGATTACAGAAGAACGACGTCCGATAGCTTCGCTTAGTGATTGAGGGCTACGTTTTGGGGCAGCCTGCACTGTGCTTTGAAGCGTGTCGTATATTGTCTTTGCTTCTGTGACGGAACCAGCATTAGAAATCGCTTCGACAATTCTTGTTTTTTGTCGCTCATTCAAGGAGGTATTTCTAAGAACACGGTTCGTGTATAGTAAACGGCCATTTGACAAATTGGTTTCGACTAATGTCTCTTTCAATTCGCCCACGACTTGTTTATATTTTGAAACTTGTTGCTTGAGTTGTTTGTTTTCAAAAGTTAACTCTTCTTGAGCCTTCTTGAGGGGCTCTAATTCTTCCATTGCGTCTGTGCTGCGGCGAGCAGCAAGACCCTTTTCCATTTCCCATTTGACGCTTTCGGCACTTCTGCCGGCCCAGCCGGATAGCTCGGCTGACATGTCAACAGTTAAGCGTTCCATAACGGCGTCGAGGAGTTCGTCAGAGACTTCTTGGTCTTCTTCGAGACCTGCAGCTGCCATGGCGCCGGAATCTGCTTTTTCTTCGTCTGCTTCGTCGTCTATAGTAATAGCCTCTTCTTCCTCTTCGATAACTTCGTCATCGTTGGAAAGTAACTCTGCCAAATCTTCTTCAGTGATTTCAATTTCTTCGTCAATGTCCGCTTGTTGCTTAAGCTCTTGAATGGCTTCTTGCAAGGCGCCGAGGTTTACGTTAAATTCTACTTCCTCCCCTTCTTCGGGAAAAGACTCTAGGTTTTTGCCCTCTTCATCTGCAAGGTTGTCGGTTGCTGCAAGAGGAATCTCGTCTTCCGTCACTTCTTTGTATTCGGGGGTCGGCTCTGTGGCCATTGGATCTGCCATAGGATCTGCCATGGGGTCAGCACCGAAATCAGTTTGGACAGCATCTAATTCATCTTGCTCTAACAGGCTCTCAATAGTTTGTTTCACTTCGTCAGAGTACTTATCAATAATGGTAGCTTCTGCGTTTTTAAGTGCAGCTTCTTTCAAAGCCTTGGCGTCTACGATAGCCTCTTTAAGCAAATTGGACATGTAGGTGTCTCCCGGAAAGGTGGTTATTCAGAATAAATAGTAGCACAAAAAGCGAAATGCCTTATTTGTTTGATGCTATATCTTTTCTAACGTTATCCATGATTGATTAGCCAGCAACTTCACATCAAAGTCTCCACTAGTAGCGCCTCCGAAAAATTGACAGGCTAGATTAATCGTATCCCCTTCACTAGCTGACATAATAGTGGTACATTGCCCTGTTCCGAAACGAGTTGTAGCGTTGCCGCCGCTGTCGCCGCCCCAGTTCGTGCCACCATCGCCCCTAAGATAGCAGTATGCATGACTGAATGGAATTGTTGTCGCCGAGCCAGTTGTGACGGCGGAGCCTGAGAAGTTTATTGCTGCAAAGGATTTCATATTGCTGCGCGCGTTATTAGGGGTGTCTTGTGCATAGTTAATACTATATGATAACTTATAATCTCCTGTTTCTGTTACGACTATTCCTGTAGCACTGGACGAATAATGTGAATCATCTAATCGAACGGTCTTATCCCATTCAACTACGAAAATAGGAGTCGTTGTTGGAGTAAGCGATGATAGGGAAGTCACATCTCTTGCTCCGGTTGATGGTCTAACTTGCGGATTACTAACGTCTATTAAAAGATTCTGATCAGTGCCTCTGCCAAGCTGGATATATCCTAGTTTCTCTATTGAGCCGCTGACATCGAGCGTTCCCGATATCACTGCATTGCCTGTGTATGGGAATGCCGAGCCTCCGCCTGCTGGTGTTGCCACAACAACTTGGTGAGAACTGTTGAGTGCGAGAAAACTACCTGCGCCACCAGCAGTACCAGAAACCACTGTTCCGCCTGGGTAATCCACACCTATGTTGCCACCCATTAGCTCAATACCTGTGGCTGAACCTGAAATGGCAAGCCTGCCTATTCCTGAATTGAATTCGATAAGAGCATCTGCGGAATCGCCCAAGTTGAGCTTCTTGTCGTCTAATAGATTGATGTCATCAGTAGTGGTAAGAGTTCCAGTAATCGCAACATTGCCTGTATACGGGAATGGATCTGATGCTGGCAAGTTCGTTAGTCCCGATCCATTTCCCACAAAGAGACTTGAGGACACGTGTCCGGAAGCTGATACGTTGGTTGCCGAAACTGTTCCCGGTACGCTTAAAGTAGGATTCGCCCAAGTTAGTCCGCTGAAGGCGTCAAGAGTGTTTGTAGATGCTCCGCAAAAAACCAGACGATTTGCGGTGTAATTGCCAATAGGCAGATCAGTCAACTCTTGGCCGCTGCCATAGAAGTTGCTAGCCGAAATATTCAAAGAAGCTGACACATTGCCATACGAGATGACGTCTCCTATAACCGTGGTGTCTCGTCCAAAGAGAGAGTCTCTCCCAACTGCGAAGTCGTTTGAGGCGCTTAAGTCGCCAGTAATTTGCAAAACAGGAGTAGCCGCATCGTAATTAAAGTTAAGATTGTTGCTCCCGCTGAAAGTGGAGCCGCTGTTGAACTGTACATTCGTGTCGACTCCTGCCGGTACAAGGGCGGCATTTACATTAGTTAAGCCCGACCCGTTGCCCACAAATAAACTTGAAGAGACGTGCCCTGACGCCGAAACATTAACAGTGGTCAACGTGTCGGTATTGAATGTCAGATTTGAACTGCCGGCGAATGCCGAGCCATTCTTATACTGCAATTGAGCATCAGATCCACCGGGTGCCGTAAATGTTAGAGCGTTCTGCATATACGTACCTAAAACAGTCGCTGTGATCTTCTTTGTGGCATTCGAGGCGTCTGAATCTGCAATGATAAACATGTCGTTATCACTAGTAGAAGCTTTGGTAGTTGCATCATTTGGGCTCACTTTAAGCTTACCGGCATCATGCGCAAGACCACCGGTCGTTGCCAAGTCTACAGCAATGCCGCCGGCACCGACCGAAATGCTATCTCCTGCCTGTGCTGCCAACTTATTAGACGAATCTTGTAATCCATCTCCAAAATAGACATTAGAAGCGGAAAGCTGTCCGCTAACTTTATAGGGCTCGAGCGGGATCCCAGTAAGGGCAGCTGCGGAGCCAGATACAGAGGCTGTCAAAGTTGTGCCATCATAAGTCAGGTTGCTATAACAAGTTGCTGTACCATCGCCATCTGAAACAATTATTCTAGCTGCTCCATCGCTAGCGATCGCAGTGAGCGCGGCGGCGGCCAATGGGTCGCCTGTTGTGGTATCATAGAATGCGCTAGCGGAGACAGTGCTGGAAAATGTCTTTACTCCTGCAATAGTCTGTGTACTGTAATCGTCGACCATGCTCTCGATTGAGCCGGTGCTAGAGTTTGAAAAGTTAACCTTTCCTTTTAGGGTATTATAAGCCATGCATGTTTCCTCTTGCTATAAATAGATTAAGATCACTTGTTTATTACTATGAACGCACCAAAATTTGCATAATTTTCGGGATAGTATCTAAAATCGTGTCTATCGAGGATCTGAAATACCAACTCTTTCATGCGGGGAGACCCTCCTGTTACAATTTTTAAAGGAGTGTCGTTTGATAAGATAAAGTTCTCCACCTTTCTCTGCACTGAATCGTGATACATTCCATGTAGATCTAGGATTTTCATTTTACCTCTCGCTTATATAAGTAGTACAAAAAAAAGGACGCCCCCCATAAAGAGGGACGCCCAAGAGAAGAACAATCTTCAAATGATATAAAAGTATATCCTAGAAGATGCCCCAAGAACCAGATGCGAGATACACCATTGACACAGCAGCACCGCCGGATTCAAGCTCAATGCTTGTATGACCGTCGACTGTCTGATCAGCATAGCAAGAGATCGTGAGATCAAATCCGCCCAGTGAAGCCGGAGCTTTAACATGAACGACATCACCTATAGACGGAGCAGCTGCCCCAGGCAATTGTAGATCCTGGTCGCTAGCAAGTGCCGCGGCCTCTCTGAAGTTAAAACCTTCAGAAAGGGTGCGGTTTGCGCCGACACCCCAGTCAGTTACAGAACCACCATCAGTAGAAAGAACACCGGCGGTTGCGGTAAGACCTGCACCAGCCATAGCAGACACGAGGTCGGCAATGCTTTCTTTCTTTGAAGCATCAGAGTCGTCAGCGTCGACGATAGCAATGCTATCGGCAGCAACGTTAACATCAGCAGCGGTCAACTCGTTAAGGTCAAGGTCGAGGTTACCAGAACCATCTTGTGCAAGACCGTCGCCAGCAACAGCTGGGGCAAGCATAGCGCCGGTAACACCGTCTGCTTTAATGCGAAGTGCGTCAGAGTTGAGTTCGATAGAAGAATCATCAACACCAACAGCAAGACTACCGGAGGCAGCGGCAAGACCATCGCCAGCGATTGCGGTGGCGTAGTCAGCCATTGTGTCTCTCTTCATAAGCCCGTCACTATCGAGGAAGTAGAAGCTATCGCTTGCAACAGCGAGAGCCGTGTCACTAACGCCCGCAAGCTTCATGGTGCTATTGAAGACAGCAGCGCCATCAACATCTAACGTGCTAGAAGCAGACAAGGTTGTAGCCCTTACAGAAGACTGGCCCGTGGCACCGATGGTGGTTCCATCGATGGAACCACCATTGATGTCGATAGTGGTAACAACACCCATATCAGCAACAGTGCGACCAGCGTTTGTCCAGTTATTAGACATGCTAGCAATACCAAGAGCGTTGATAGTGTCAACGTCTCGACTGCCATCAAGGACAAGAGCCTTGTTAGCAGCACCGGTACCATCTGTGATACCGTCTAGTTTCTCTAGATCGGTTTCGTTCAAGTCGGCAGAGCCGATGATGAAAGAAGTACCAGCAGTGATAGCGGCAGAAGCAGCTACCGATGTAGCTGCAACTTGACCTGAACCACCGTAGATGACTGCTCTGTCATTGACAACAGTATTACCAACAGCAGCATCGAGCAAGTTAAGCTCTATTGCACTCGCTTCCACGAGAACACCACCGAGCTTAAGCCCGTTAGAGCCCGCATCATGCGAAGCAACGTCAAAGTCGAAAGCACCGTCTTTTACAACAACCTCGGCTGCATTAAAGAGCATGAAATCACTAACAGATGCGTTAGAAATACCGAATCCATCCGGTCCCTTGAAATCAGTAGCCTGAACAATACCAGCACCACTGTAGACAACAGCCTTGCTGTTTACAACTACACCAGCTTGTGAACCATCAACCAAGTTGAGTTCAGCAGCAGTAGAATTTACTGCTCCATCAGCCAACTGAAGACCGCCTGCTTTGCCGATAATGAAATCGAGATCACTTGCAAGTGTAAGATCGTTACCAGCATCAAATTGAAGCATATCGGTATCACCAACAGCACCAATGTAGCTGTCATCAGCAACAACGAAGCTTGTACCTGCGACTTGACCTGAACCACCGTAGATGACCGCTTTGTCATTGACGACAGTATTACCAACAGCAGCATCGAGCAAGTTAAGCTCTTGAGCGGTAGCCTCAACCGCGATTCCTTGAATCCTAAGCTTGTCTTTTTTTACGTCGAAAAAGCTAGAACCAGAAACAGCCACAGCTGCGAGGTTGCGTGAATTATCAATTACCGTAGTTCCTGCGATTTGAAACAGGTTTTGTGAAGAGGCGGTGGCGTTGATGTTGATAGGACCCTCTTGTTCGAGAGACCCCGACATCTTTGCCGCGCCAATTTGAAATTTATAAGCCATTAAATAAACCCTCCATATTAAGTTATTTTTTTGTTATAATAGCGATACCCGCAGCCTGCATTGGCCACAGGGTATCGCTCTTAATTAGTACGCTGGAGGCTCTATTTTATTAGCAGATAAAGTATTTATTGGCACCGTTGCAATAAAGCTGAATAGATGAATAAGGAGACTGCAAAACTATCGAATTTTGCCCGTCGATAGTATCGTCACCTGTTGTAGCAATAGTCACAGCATGGGTATCGATTGCCCCACCCTCGTCCTTTATAACATAAGTCTGCCCGTTTAAAAGACCAGTCGCGGCGGGGAGAGTCAAAGTAGCAGAAGCCGTTAGTGTGTCGGACTGTATTCCTATCAAATAGTCAACCTCTCGTATTGTATAGTCATCGGAAACAACTTTCCGTACAAAACCCACGCCGCCAAACATTTGAATTTGATATGCTCGGAGCTTAAATAAGCGGCCCTCATCCATGAAGATACCGTTATTTCTGAAGTTCATGAACCCGACATCAAAGCCCTTGGTAAGACTGCCTGATCCAAACTTTAAGTTGTTGTCATTGCCAACACTCAAGACGTCCGAGCCAAAGTGAATAGAACTTCCGGAAATGTATAGATCACGCCATGGCCTGAAGGCGCTGCCAAGATCGTGAACATTGGCAGTCGTCGGTATTAAGGAACCCTCTAGATTCATGCCGCCACTCATATTCAAAGTGCCTGTAAGGGATAATGTACTTCCTGAATATAGAAAATTAGCAGAGCCAGTCAGATCTCCATCAGTGTCATGGTATTGAAGGGCATAGGTAGGGCCCTCCGCCACCACATGGTCTGCCAATACATTAGTTAGCCCAGAGCCATCACCATAAAAGATAGACGCAGACACACCTATGCTAGCCGTCAGGGCGCCGTTTAAATTGAGCACAGAGCCGTTGAA